CGAGGACGACAGCCTTTGGGCTATCAATCCGTTTTCATTCGTGCATGGCTTTATCGCATGGGGTGACGGCGAAGTTCTTGGTGAGAAAATGGTGTCTGTATCACAGCCTTTGCCTGAGCTAGACGCTGCTCCACCTAACGCTAAAAAAGGTTGGGAAGCACAAGTAGGCTTATCAATGAAGTGCATCTCTGGTGAAGATAAGGGCATGGAAGCGCGCTACACAACGACTTCGGTTGGCGGTAAGCGTTCTGTTCAAGCCTTGGCTGTGGCCATCGCTACGCAAGTAGAGAAGGATCAAACCAAGCCTGTGCCTGTCGTGCTCTTGAAGAAAGAACACTACACGCACAAGTCTTATGGTCGCATTTTCACACCTGTATTCGACATCCAAGAATGGGTGACGATGGATGTTGAAGCTGCGCCTGCAGATGCACCTAAGATTGAAGCACCTGCGGCTGAAGAAGCTGCGCCTGCCTCAACTCGTCGCCGTCGTAGTTAATCAGGAGTTAATGATGAAAAAAGCACTCTTAGTAGCTCTTTTGGCCTTTTCTTTTACAGCTTCAGCGGCTTGTCCGCCTCATGCACCTTACGGATGTAAGCAAGGCATGAACGGCAAGATGATTTGCGGTTGCGGTATTAGATAACTTATAGGGGGAAAGTGGACTACCGACATGAGTACCCCACCTACAGTAAAGTAAATTATGATTCTTTGGATTGATTTTGAAACCCGTAGCCGTTGCGACTTGTTTAGTCGTGGTGTCTACAACTACGCTCAAGACGGTAGCACCGATGTGCTCTGCATGAGCTACGCATTCAATGATGAGGATGTCCAGACATGGACGCCTGATCAACCTTTTCCTGAAGCAGTACGCAACCACAAGGGTCAAATCAGGGCGCACAACGCTGCCTTCGAGCGACTCATTTTCTGGTATGTATTGCAGATTAACTTTGAACTAGAGCAGTTCTATTGCACCGCTACGCAAGCCCGTGCCAACTGCGCGCCTGGCTCCCTTGAGGATGTCGGTCGCTTCGCTAGTGTGAACATGAAGAAAGATCACCGCGGTAGCCAACTGATTCGTCTGTTGTCTATCCCTAGAGCCGATGGCACATTCAATGACGACCCAGCCCTGATGGCTGAGATGGTTGCTTATTGCGAACAAGACGTCAGAGCCATGCGAGCCATCTCATTGGCCATGCGTGAGTTATCCAACGAGGAGTTGCTCGACTACCATGTGAACGAGCGCATCAATGACCGTGGCGTGTTGCTTGACAAGCCCTTGGCTGAGGCAGCCGTGCGCTACGCAGGGGATGAGTTGGCTGAGATTGAGGCCTTGGTTGCTGAGGTCACGCAGGGTGAGATTACATCCGTTCGCAGCCCACGCATGAGAGAATGGGTGCTTGCCCGTGTTGGCGACCAAGCCAAGAAACTGATGGAGAATTACAAAGATGGCGAGAAGAAATATTCAATCGACAAAACAGTTCGAGCTAACCTACTTATTCTTGCTGATGAAAACCCCGACGAAATACCGCCGGAAGTTGCAGATGTTATCCAATGTGCGGACGACCTATGGGCGTCTAGTGTTGCAAAATTCAAGAGATTAGCGGAGTTAGCCGATGAAGAAGATCACAGAGTTAGAGGAGCTTTTGTCTTTGCTGGCGGTAGTGCCACTGGCAGAGCTTCAAGCTATGGAGCGCAGGTACACAACTTTACACGTAAATGTGCCAAAGATCCCGACAGTGTTCGACACGCCATGGTGCGAGGACACCAAATCGTTCCTACTTACGGACGACGCGTTACGGATGTCCTTAAAGGAATGCTACGTCCCGCACTCATACCCGAACGGGGAAAATCATTAGTCGTTGCTGACTGGGCAGCGATTGAGGCTAGGGTAAACCCTTGGCTATCCAACTGCGAGGCAGGTGAGCACAAGCTAGAGTTGTTCCGTCAAGGCGAGGATGTCTACAAGGTCAACGCTTCTGCTACGTTCCATGTGCCTGTTGAGGCTGTCAATGGTGATCAACGTCAGATTGGTAAGGTGCAAGAGCTTGCTTGCGGATTCGCAGGCGGTGTCGGTGCCTTCGCTGCGATGGGTCGTGCCTATGGCATCTTGTTGCCTGAAGCTGAAGCCAAGCGCATGGTCAATGGCTGGCGTCTGGCTAACTCATGGGCTGTGCCGTACTGGCAGAACCTTGAGAGCGCCTACACCAGAGCGATGCGCAACAAAGGACATGAGTTCAGCGCAGGTCGTGTGACCTATTTGTTTGATGGTTTACACCTATGGTATGCACTTCCGAGTGGGCGCGTGTTATGCTATCCCTTCGCCAAATTAGACGCAGACGGAGTAACTTATGCCAAAGCTTCATGGAAGCCAGCAGCAGACGCCAAAGAATGGCCAAGAGCTAGATTATGGAAAGGATTGGCTTGTGAGAACATCACTCAAGCCGTGGCTAACGACCTGTTACGCTACAGTTTGCGCCATCTCGATGATGTGGTCTTACACGTCCACGATGAAATCGTCATCGAAACTAGCGACCCCGAATCAGTAACAAAACAGATGGAGCAAGTCATGTGCTCAACACCTGAGTGGGCTACGGGCATTCCGTTGAACATTGAAGTGCAGACAATGACAAGGTACGGTAAATAAAAAAATCCCCTAGCGGTTAACTAGGGGACTCAACAGAAAGGTACAACAATGATTAGCTTTACGGAATATATCACAAAATTAGCACCTGAGGGTGAAACAGCCCTAGTAGTCAAACAAAAGCCACAACTGAAGGACGGTGAGCTACAGTTCCATGCCGATGGCGCTGTCAAGTGTACATGGCCTGCTTACCTACCGACCACTAAGATGAAACAGGGTGAGTCATGGTACGGTAACACAGGCTCGTTCATCATCGACCGCTTCGAAGAAGGTCGTGTGTCTGCGTCTGCTGCCAACTGCGAGTACGTCCTTGTGATGATGCTTGATGACGTGGGCGACCCTGCCAAGACAACCCAAACGCCTGACCTGCCACCAACGTGGATTATGGAAACGTCTGAGGGTTCGTTCCAATGGGGTTACGCTTTCTCTGAGCAACCGACCAAGGGTGACTACACCGCAGCCATCAAAGCCATCGCTGAAGCAGGCTACTGCGACAAGGGCGCGACCAACGCAGTGCGTAACTTCCGTCTGCCAGGATCAGTCAATATCAAGCCTGGTCGTAATAACTTTGAGGCTCGTTTGGTTGAGTTCCACCCTGAGCGTGAGTACACCCTAGAGCAAATCTGCGAGGCTCTTGATGTCGTGCCTGCTGAAGCGGACACGACTGCTAACGCGCCGATTCGCTTGAAAGACACAGGTCAAGACTCAGTGGTTACGTGGATGAACGACAACGGTATGGTGCTGAATGCACCGAACGGTGAGGGTTGGATGGGCGTTGTCTGTCCTAACCATGCCGAGCATACCGATGGCAACCCTGAAGCGCGCTACAAGCCACTTGATCGTTCGTTCTGTTGCTTGCACTCACATTGCGTGGACTTGGACACCAACACCTTCTTGAAGTGGGTGGGTGAGAATGGTGGCCCTAAAGTGACGGCTGGTCTGCGTGATGAGTTGATGGCTGAGGTCATGGAGCAGGCTCTGTCTAAGCTAACACCAACTGAGATGTTCAACGATGACGCAGCGCAGCGTATTCTTGAGATTGAGCGTAAAGAGCTTGGCCGTGTTCAAAAGGCCGAATGGTATGAGCGCTTCGCCTATATTCAAGACGACGAGTCTTACTTTGATCTGCGTGATCGCCGTGAGATCAGTCGCTCTACATTTAACGCCCTGTATAGGCACGTGGACTGTAAATCTCTACACAGTGGGCGCCGAGTCGAAGCCTCTGTCTGTTTTGATGAGAACCGTCAAGCTATGGGCGCCAAGGCGTTGGTTGGTATCACTTACGCAGCCGGTGAGTCCATGGTCGTTGCGCGCGATGGTGATTTGTATGGCAACCGTTGGCGTGATGCGCGCCCTGAAGTCGGAGCAGATGCGCCTGTCGGCGACATTTCCATGTGGCTTGATCACTGCAAAACGTTAGTTCCGGAAGAATCCGAGTTGGAGCACCTGTTCGATATTATGGCGTTCAAAGTTCAGCACCCTGAGATCAAGATTAACCATGCTGTTTTGCACGCCGGCGACGAAGGTAGCGGGAAAGATACATTTTGGGCGCCGTTTATTTGGGCGGTCTGTGGGCCACACCTTAAAAACCGCGGCATCATGGATAACAATTCAATCAATTCTCAATGGGGCTACCAACTCGAGTCGGAGATCCTGTTGATCAACGAATTAAAAGAGCCCGACGCCGCCACGCGTCGCCAATTAGCTAACCAATTAAAACCAATCATAGCCGCGCCGCCTGAAACGTTACCGATCAATCGTAAGGGGCTGCACCCGTATCAAATGGCTAACCGCCTGTTCGTCCTAGCGTTTTCAAATGATCCCGTCCCTATTTCATTGGCCTCACAGGATCGCCGCTGGTTCGCGATCTGGTCTACTGCTACTCGAATGGATCCGTCTGTCGCTCATAAAATTTGGACTTGGTATAGATCCGGCGGTTTTCAATCTATCGCCCGTTGGTTTTATCAGCGCGACGTCCGAGCCTTTAACCCTGCCGCAGCGCCACCAATGACCGAGTTTAAGGCTAACCTGGTCGAGCACGGCATGAGCATGGCGGAAAGCTATCTAGTCGAAATGATGCGCACTCGGTCAAGCGAGTTTCAGCGCGGCGTCATTGGCTCGCCGTTTCACTCTATTTGTGATCGCTTGGCGGGATCCGCGCCGGCGGGCGTCAAGATCCCACAGGCTGCACTCTTGCACGCGTTAAAAGAAGCGGGCTGGATCGATTGCGGGCGCCTCATGTCGCGCGATTATCCTAGCAAAAAGCACGTTTTCGCAGCGCCTGAGGTGTTCGCGTCGCTTAGTAAGTCCGAGCTAAGGCGAGCCGTTGAAGAAACGCCCGCGCCCGCCCTAGTGCGCGTTAAATAGATAAAAGAAAAGCCGGCGTATAGCCGGCTCTTTTTTGGGTGCTGCGGGGTTATAAATCTAGCAAAATGACCATGACCGCCGCGAGCGCTAAGGCTGCAATTAAAACAATCATAGGGCGGCCTTTTGGTATAAAACCGGCGCAACTATACCGGCTAAGGGATCTTTTTCCGCGTGATCATACGCATAATAGTCGCGCACGCCTTGAGCGTAGCCGTCGCCATATAATGACTGGTGCGCGGCCGTAAACTTGGCGACGTCTGGCAACTCTGGCCGGCATTCATCAACGCGATAAGTTGCGCGGCCGTCGCGATAGCCTACGGCGTAGGCGTACGCATCACTATAAAATTCAGTTGTTTTCATAATTAACCCCTCATTATGGTTTTATACGGTTCGCCGTATATGTTAGTGAATAGCTCGATCCGGTGCGGGCGCCCGCCGGCAAAACCCGCCGCCCACTTGAGCACGCCGCGCTCGCTTTTTAGGTGTGAGATCAACGCGCGGTTATTCATACCCACGCTATCAAAGCCGCCCGCGTTGTTTTGTTTTGTGATTATTGCGCGCATAACGTCGCCCCCTCAATTTGAGCCGCTAGATCAAGCGCGTCAAAATGTTTTCGCTGCGCACGTTTAGCGTTGTTTTTAATGCGCTCGACATAGTGAGCCGTGAGATCAAAACCGTCGATAAATTTGTAAGCGGCTTTCAACGCTTGATCGCTTTTTTTCATGGCTGCGTCAAGATCCAGGCGCGCTACTTCGTCGCCGTATATATCAAAAATGGCGTAACGAAAACCCCGCGCGGTGCGCTCATAATTGGTATAGCTGCTATCCACTACTAAGAATAAGAGCCCGCTGCACGTTTCACGGGCGTAAGATATACGGGCGCCAAAGTAGCGCAGCGTTTCGGGCGTCGCGTAGTAATTGCGCCCGGCTAGATTTTCTTGAGCGTTAAATTTTGCATAGCTTGATTTATGGCTATAAAGGCGCTCGCCGGCGCGTTGCATAATTGCTGCTAATTCATTGTTTTCCATTTTGTAGATCCTTTACTTTAATTTATGAGGGGCGCCGCCAATGCTGCGCAGCGCCCAGGGGTAACACTTAAGCGGCTAATTGTTCGAGCGTGGTTACGTCGGTTATTAGATCCGCCGGAAATAGAGCGCCCGCGCTGCCTACTTGTTCGCGTAACGGCATAACCACGCCCGCGAAGCCGTCGATCCCGTCGAGCGTTACAATCGCGCCCTGGGCGCCGTTATGATGCACGCGAACACGTGAGCCGCCGGCGCGTAACTTACCGCCGCCCAGGATCACGCCCGCCTTTTCAAAAGATAGTAAATAATCAAGATTAAAACCCGCCGCGTCGCCGCTTGTTTTTAGCCCGTGAGTTACGCGGCGCCAATCGGGGTATTTATCATCATACGGCGCAAAATTGATCGAAACGCCGCCCGCCACGATCGCCCAGCGCTTAGAATCGTCCACGCCCGTGCACGTGATACTCACTATCGCGTCGTTTTTAGGGCGTTTAGGTAAGCGCTCGATCACGTCGCGCGGGATAATAACCGAGCCCGCGCCTTGGTTATCGTTTTGGGTTTCATTTAACACGGCCAATTTATGGCCGTCGCAGCCTACGGCGCGCGTTAAAACGTTATTCCATTCAAGATAAACGCCGTTTAAATAGTAGCGGATATCCTTTTTGCCGGCGATCAGTAGCATGGCGTCGAGCGTTGATTGTTTTACATGGATAATAGTAGTCATTTTGTAGCCCCTTATTAAAAGTCATTAAGTAATAAAAATTTCACGCGCTCAACGTCGCCCGCGCGGATAGCGTCGGTTACGTTGTCGTTTTCCAAAGCAATAGCGGGATCAATACAAGCCGCCGCGCACAATTCCATAAATAGATTCTTAGTCATGGTTAAAAACCCCCCGTTTTAAAAACATAAGTAAGCGCTAAGATCGCGCCGCCAATGGCGCCCAGGATCGCGGCGCCCAAAATATCTCTTAACGTTGTTTTATTAGTCATATAAACCCCCGTTTTAATAATCAAAACCTACAAATACAATCGTGCTGCCTTTTAGCTGCACGCCATTACCCCATACGTCGCTACAATCGGCGCATTGGTATTTTTTAACGTCGCGACAATATTCTTCGCGGATATACACTTTCACGGCGTCGGCTTTACGCTTGAAAAACTCGCCGGCTTTAATATCTTTTAATTGAATCGCTTGCATTTTTATACCCCTATAAAAAGTTGTTTTTAACTAAACTGCCCCTCTACTGTAATGAATTGTTTTACAGTTGTAAAGCAATTCATTACAAAAATATTAAAAATAGGGTTTTTACTTAGTTTTTGACATGACTAACATTTTTACCTGGGCGCCTGGGCGCAAAAATAGCGGCGCGGTAATGTTAGTCATTTTGTCGGTCATGTAGTCATTTTGTCGGTCATTACAATGGCGCTAAATGACTAACGGGGAAAGCATATAGCAAAAGGGTTTTTGCTTAATGTTAGTCATGTAGTCATTTATTTGGGGTTATTCTAGAAACTATACATTAAGTTAGTAAGCACTAACGTTCGTGTAGGCGCAGCGATTTAAAACGCATGGCTAACATGACTTACATGACCTACATTTTCGCCCCCGCTTTGTAGCCCGTGGAAAATATCTTTTCATTTTGTAGGTCATGTTAGTCATTTAAAAACTAATGACCGACATGACCTACATTTTCACGGCGCCCAGGATCACGCCAAAAGTTTAGAGCGACGCCCGCCGCCATGACTACATGACCGACATGACCTACAAAAAAACCATATTACCCGCAAAGCCTTACGGCATAAGGGCGCCCAGCTTTTATAGCCCGCAAAGCCTTACAGCATAAGGGCGCCCAGCTTTCAAGCAAAAAAGCAGTTTTCTGAAAGGCATACCCCCAGGGGCCCGGGGCATGGGCCAGTTTGGTTGTGGTGCTCTTACGAACAATTTTTTTATTTTTTGCAAAATTTTTACAAGCTTGATACACTTCACTCCATGTTCTACTCAATACCTTACGAGCCACGCAAGCTCCAAGCCACAGAGGGCAGGTTGGAGAAGATTTACGCTGCCGCAAAGCTCGGCTTGAAGGGCGACGCCCTCGCACTAGCGGCTGGGATGTTACCCACCGAATACCGACAACTCACACAATTCGATCCCATCGCCGAAATGGCTGAACTCAAAGGTCGCGCTGATGGCGAGCGTGAGATGTCCGAAGTGCTGCACGAAGCCGCACGTAATGGCGACGCTAAAGCAGCCCTTGAAATCTTGAAGCACCAGCACGGCTGGGTGGCCAAACAGCAAATCAATGTTGAGGTCGACCAACGCATCTCCATCACGCAAGCACTCGAAGATGCTCAAAAGCGCGTGATAGATGCCATCGACATCACACCTAAAGATGAACAACCCATGCTTCACGTGGAACAACAACAGAAGGCAGCCTAATGCTATACATACTTGGTATCGTCGTGTTCTTGTGGTTATTTAAGATGTTCGTAGAAGAAACCTTCGAATAATGCAAGAGCCCATCTACTCGGCAAAAGACGAACAAGAACTGATGTCCCGTCTTTGGAGCCCCGCGCTCAAAGACAACCCGCTCGCTTGGGTGATGTACACCTTCCCGTGGGGGCAAAAGGGCACGCCCTTGGAGCACTTCGCTGGGCCAAGGAAGTGGCAGAAAGAGGTCTTGACGCAACTCGCCGAGCACATCAAAGAGAACAACGGACTCGTTGACTTCAACACTTTCCGCATGGCAACTTCATCTGGTCGTGGTATTGGTAAGTCAGCCCTCGTGTCATGGATTGTTATTTGGATGCTGTCTACCCGCATCGGCTCGACAAGCATTGTGTCCGCCAACAGTGAGTCACAGCTGCGGTCTATCACCTGGGCGGAGATCACTAAGTGGTTGTCTATGGCCATCAACTCACATTGGTTTGAAGTCAGCGCCACACGAGTGATGCCAGCCAAGTGGATCACGGAACTGGTCGAGCGTGACCTCAAGATGGGCACAAGATATTGGGGTGCTGAAGGTCGACTCTGGTCGGCTGAGAATCCCGACGCTTACGCGGGTGTGCATAACTTCGCGGGTGTATTATTGGTATTTGACGAGGCGTCAGGTATTGACGACTCGATATGGTCAGTCGCCGCGGGTTTCTTCACGGAGAACACGCCAAACAGATTCTGGTTGGCATTCTCGAACCCGCGGCGCAATTCTGGGTATTTCTATGAAACCTTCCACGGTAAACGTGACTTCTGGAAAAACAAGATTGTCGACGCTCGCACGGTCGAAGGCACAGACAAGAACGTCTATCAATCCATCATTGACGAATACGGCTCGGATTCAAGCCAAGCGCACGTTGAGGTCTACGGTCAATTCCCGAACGCATCGGATGATCAGTTCATCTCAAGCTTGGTGGTTGATGAGGCCATGCAACGTGAGAAATACAAAGACTTGTCAGCCCCGATTGTGATTGGCGTAGACCCAGCCCGCTTCGGTAGTGACTCAACGGTCATTGCTATCCGCCAAGGGCGTGACATCATCGAACTTAAAAAGCACAAGGGCGACGACACGATGGAAACAGTCGGTCGTATCATTGAGGCGATTGAAGAATACAAGCCAGCACTGGTCTGCATTGACGAAGGTGGTCTAGGCGCAGGCGTGGTGGACAGGCTGAAAGAGCAACGCTACAAGGTGAGAGGCGTGAACTTTGCGAACAAAGCGAGCAACTTTATGATGTATGGAAATAAGCGAGCCGAAATGTGGGGCTTGATGCGTGAATGGTTGCGCAGTGCGGCCATACCATCCGACCGCTACCTCAAGACCGACCTGATCTCACCGCTAATGAAACCCGACAGCAAGGGTGCCATTTTCTTAGAGTCTAAAAAAGACATGAAGGCACGTGGTCTAGCGTCCCCTGACGCGGCTGATGCCATCGCTCTGACGTTTGCGTTCCCTGTGGCGAGTAGGCAATATGTTGACAAGTCACCAAGGCGTGGCTATTCTAGTATGCAATCTGTATCTAACTCATGGATGGGAAGCTAAATGGCGACCAAGAAGCATGACAAACCAATCCCGCGCACAACCACTGGTAAGGGTGCGAACTACAAACCCACCGAAAAAGGTGCGGGTACGACTGCCAAAGGAAGGGCTGAGTACAATGCAAAAAATAACGCAAATCTTAAACCACCTGCTCCGAATCCTAAGACTAAAGCCGACGCTGGAAGAAAAGCCAGCTTCTGCGCCAGAATGTCAGGAGTCGTTGCAAAAGCCAAAGGCGACGCCCCGCGCGCGAAAGCCGCGCTCAAAAGTTGGAACTGTGGAAAAAAGTAAGGAGAAGAAAGTGGCAACTAAACCAGGACTATACGCAAACATCCACGCTAAACGCGAACGCATCAAGGCCGGCTCAGGCGAGAAGATGAGAAAGCCAGGCGCAGCAGGAGCACCAACAGCTAAAGCATTTAAAGAATCAGCTAAAACAGCCAAACCTGCTAAGAAAACAAAATAATATTTTACCTTGCACTTTTCTTTTAAGAGTGGCATACTCTTAATATGAAAAGATTAGACTTAGCAGGAAAACGAAAAGGAAAACTAGTTGTGATTGGATATAGCCATTCACATACGCAACCTTCAGGTCAAAAACGCGCTGTTTGGGACGCAGTATGTGACTGCGGAAATAAAACGCAAATCTCAACTAGTAATTTTACGCATGGGAGCACGGTATCTTGCGGGTGTTACTTTAATGAAATCATAGCTTCTGGCGCAAACAAAAAATCTTTTGGTGAAGCAACTTTTAATAGCAAATATTTATCTTA